ACTTTTCTATATGCTGCTCCTTATATAATTAAAGACGGATCTAAAGAATATATATTACTTCCAACATCAGTAGATACATCGGATTATTTACCATATAAAACATGGGTTTTAGTTGATAAAAACAACAATATTATTAAAGATAATATAGATGGTGAGCAATCAAAAATAGGCGATGAACAATTAGGATATGGTTATTTTTCAGGTAAACCGAAACGAGTATATTCTATAGACGATATTAAATTAGTAACAGGAGAAGTTAATGAAACTGAAAAATTATATGAAGATTGGGATAAATATCAATTAATGGTTAGAGCAGGAATAGTAAAATAGAATAATATTTAGACCGATTCATAGCCGGTCGCTCGTAAGAGACAACATTATGGAAGCTGTGGCTCCGATCGAAAGATTGGAGCCACCTTGTTTTGAAAGTCAAAATAAAAATATTAAATTTATAAAATCATGAATAAAAAAATAGTAATTGTAGGAGCAGGTGTTGCTGGAATAAATGCCGCTACCAAATTAGTAGACAATGGGTATCCGGGCGAATTAATAACCATTATCGATAAAGGAAGTGATCCACATAATCGTTTACCTGAAGAGGTAATGACGGGTATGCTAGGAGCAGGTGGATGGTCAGATGGTAAATTAACATACCATACAGCTATCGGAGGTCAATTATCAAAATATTGTGGTGAAGACAAAGCAATGGAGTTAATGGATCAAGTCATTAATAACTTTAGACGTTTCCACCCTAAACCAGATGAAATATTTTGTTCTAACCCAGTAGAAGAACCTGAGTTTATTAAACCACACTTTGGATTACGTTTATTTCCTGTATGGCATATTGGAAGTAACTATCTACATGAAATTGCTAAAACATGGTATCAATATTTAGTTGAAGCTGGTGTTAAGTTTATGTGGGGTACTGAGGTAACTAGTATTAATTTTGACTTGAACTTAGTACTATATGGTGTTATTAAAACTGCTGTTGGTAAAGGAATACCTTATGATGAACTAATATTTGCTGTAGGCAAATCAGGTATTGACTTTGGTAAAAAGTTAGCTGATGAATATGAATTACCTACAGAACCTAAATCAGTACAAATAGGTGTTCGATTTGAAGCACCACAAAAATATTTCCAAAAATTAATTGATATATCTTATGATTTTAAACTTTACCAGAAATTTGATAACGTGTCTTTGCGTAGCTTTTGTACTAATAATAACGCTGCCTATGTGGCTGTTGAAGAAACTTATGGTGACGTTACTTATAATGGTCATGCTAAAAAAGGTAAAGAATTTAAAAACAATATGACTAATTTCGGCATATTAATGGAAATTAAAGGTATTGAAAATCCATTTGAGTGGTCTCGTAATGTAGTACAAAAATGTAATTCTGAAGGTAGAGGATTATTTTATTCACCAACTAGAAAACCATCAATGTCATCGGAAGGAAAATTAGTAAATTCGAAGCGTGTATTTGATCTATCTCAGGTACGATCAGCTATGGGTGAGTACTTCCAATATGTTGAGAATTTTATTAAAGATATGAATGAAATATTTGAATTTGGTGATGATTGGGGCATGTACATACCAGAAGTAAAATATCTGTCACCTGAACCATTAGTAAATTATACTAACTTAGCGTTAACTGAATACCCAAATGTATACTTTGTTGGCGATGCTTTAAGTGCTCGTGGAATTACTGTTTCAGGAGCGCATGGAATATATGTTGCTGAATATTTATTAACATGACCCCTGTTAATTTAACCTTATCATCTAGGATACCATTCGGCAAATATAAAGACCGATTGGTATCTGATATCCTAAAATCACACCCAGAATACCTTAAATGGTTGTGGGTTGAGAAAAAAGCAATTATTCCTGATAATATACTAAAACAAAGACTAAAAGAAAATATGAAAATTAAACAATTACGCGAAGCCGTGCGCCAAGTAATTCGTAAAGAATTTAACGAAAATAAGACGTCCGTTTCTAAAACTCAAAAGTATATCTTTGAAGATATTGATGAAGATAAAATATTACATGAAGGAACTAAAACTGAAATAATGGATTGGATGTGGAAAAAGTTTAGTGATGGATTTGGTGGTATGGAAATTAATCCTGCTGCTGATATTAACGAAAACCAACCAGCTAAATCTCCTACTCCGTCTCGCCAAGAACCAGCTACTCTTCCAAAACCAAAAACAGATGAACCTGATAAAAAACGTAGAAGAATAGGAAACCCTGATGTAAAACCGGCTCCTAAAAATTTAAAAGAAGAGGAAATGATTGACAAAATCACAGCTCGTTTTATGAAATCTAAAAAACAAAAATAATGAGAAAACGTTTATTAGAAGTAGAATACGAAGATATATTTAAACCTGAAACAATGGCTGCCTTAAAAGGCAAATCAGGTGAATCCTTGCGTGCTATGTTAGGTGATAAAAATCTAATGCAAACTATGATGCGTTCTCAAGAATTATTAGGACAAATTATAGAAGCTGAATCTGATTACCATATTGAATTAGCAATGATAGCTGAGATTATGGCTAGAGAAGCATACCCTATTTTAGATTACGCTAATGTAAAAATAGATGCTAAGATAGTAGGTATGGGGGATGTCGAGCAAAATGATGATGAAGAGGAAGATGAAACCCCAGCAGAAAACGCTCCTATGGAAAAAAAACGCCGTATAATCAACGGTATAACTCAAGGCGCTTCCGTACGTGGTTCTTTTGGTTTTTTACTATTTAGAGAACATTTAGATGATCTAAGCCCAGAATTAGTTGAGAAATACAACGAAATAATGAAACTAGTTTTTGGTATATATGATGATGAGAATGCTATCGCTATGATGTTAGCTGCTCTTGGTCAAAAACAAAATCTTAGTGGTGGATCATCTGAAATGGTATATGATGAAGCAGAAGATAGATTTGTTATCAAAGCAAGAGCTATATGTTTCCCTATGTTATTCCATGAAATTGTAAAAGGTTTATATGAGATTATAGGTACAGAAGGATTCGGATCGGATAAAGAGCAAAATCAAGCTATTATTAGTAAAATAGATAAAGTATCAAATGAACCTCGTGATTTTCAATACGGTAAATTTATTTATGATGCATTATCAAACCTATACAACCAGAGTAATATAAGTGATGCTCGTGTTCGTGAATTATTTTTTGCTGAAGTATATAAATTAGATGATAGGGAATTTATAATCTTTATTGAAAATTTATTAAATAATAAGTTAAGTCCTAATCAAAAGAAATGGGCATCTGATACAATGAAAGAAATTGAATCTGATTTGAAAAAAGATGATACTGGACTTTCTAACTTGGATTAGCAAAAAAAACATATTAACTTCCAAAAAAGAAAGTAAAATATGACAAAGACACTAAAATCAGGAGACGGAACTATAATACATTATAGTAACTTAGGAGACACAAATAAATTCCATAATTGGGATGGGCCAGCATTAGTACCACAAGGTAATATGAAGTTAGCAGAATATTACATTTATGGAATTAAATATTCAAAAGAAGATTGGATAGAAAGAAAACGAGATACTAACGGTTTACCATGGTTTAAAACAGCTTTAGGTAAAACAGCAGGTGCAAGAGTTTAAAAAAAATTAGGGTCGTCAAGACCCTTTTTTTATCTTTACAACATGAGACAATTCGTAAGAACGTTTGAAGATAGTGACGGAACTACATATGTTTGGAAATATGATCTAGACAAATTCAGTAGAGGTCCTATAGAAACTACAATTAATTATCCTAAAGAATTTTTATCGGATGATGGAAAACAAAAAAATAATAAAATAGACCAAAAGTACATAAACCCAGCAAACGGAAAATATGTTGGGTATGGTAGAGCAAAATCATTAGGATTAATATAAAATATGAAAATAGGATTCGCAGGAACAGTTAGTGTTGGAAAGTCAACACTAGTAAAAACACTAGCAGAGCTAGAGCAATTTAATGGTTATCACGTAGCAACAGAACGTAGTAAATACTTACGTGACCAAGGAATATTATTAAATGATGATTCAACAACTAAAGGGCAATTTGTATTTGCTGCTGAGCGTAGTTTAGAATTAATGCATGATAATTTGTTAACTGATCGTACAATATACGATGTATGTGCATTTACATTAAGCGCTAAATCAATTAGTTATAATGATAAAATTAAATTAATAGAATCATTTGTTACTATAAAAGACGATTATGATGTAATTATTTATGTATCACCTGATGGAGTAGATATCGAAGATAACGGTGTTAGAACAACAGATGCTGACTACCGTATGAAAATAGATTTTGCTATTCGTGGATTACTAAAAGAATACCCACCAGTAAAATTAATAGAAATTAAAGGATCAACAGAAGAACGAATTAATTTAATACTTTCCCAAATAAACTAATATTTATGTATACAGAAATAAACGCAAACATTATGACCCCTAAACAAATACGTACTTTGGTCAAAGAAGTAATATCAGAAGCAGGCTTATTCGCATTAAAAAATCCAGGAGAGACAGCTAAAGGATTAGCAGCAACAATTGATCCTGATGACGCAACTGAAAAATCTTCTGCTTTTCAACAAAAGTATAAAAAAGTAACAGAAATGGCTCGTAAAGCTAAAGGATACCAAATTGTAAATCCTGAATTTGATACAACACCATACGCTAATAAGAATATCAGTGGGATATCAATGGCTTCTATCATAGATTATATTAAAGATAACCCAGGTGTAGAAAAAAAAGATATCCAAACCCAATTTAATTTTGTACGTCCTCAAATAGCTAATGCATTGATAAACGGTTTAAAAGACGCTGGTATTATCGCTAAAATGGGTGAGATTGAAGTAGATGATGAAACGGGAGAAGTAACAGTAACTGACGAACCAGAAGCTCCTACATCGCGTGCCGGTGCTGAAGATTTTTTTATTGGTAATAGAACGAGTAATTTTTTCTCAACAGGTGAACCTAGCTTAACGGATGATGAAGATGAAATGGGATTCCCTGAAGAACCAGAAATTCCGGAATTACCAGCAGATAGACCGCCAGTAGGAGGATTAGCAGATGAAGATTATGCTGCTTGGATGGAATATAATAAACTTAAAGAGCGTTTAGCTAGAACTAAAAGTGCGTTAATGCAAGCTAAAAAAATGACTAGAGGTAGAGATGATTTATCATTAGATTCTAACGAAATGGAACGTTTAGCTAAATTAAAAACATCTCTTGAACAACGTGTTCAAAATGTAGTTGATTCAAGCGAATATGTTAAAAATAAAATTGAACAAAATAAAACTAAATCATCTGAAGAAGACGAAATAAACGAAAGTATTAAAAGACGTCTTCAACAATTAGCAAACATATAATATAATGACACAATTAATAAACGAAGCTAAGCGATTCCAGGAATTAGCTGGTATTAATGAAGTTAAAATTCAACCCCCATCTATTAATTTAGCCGATTTTTTAGAGAGAAACGATGATGAGGTTTCTGAGAAAGTATTTGATCCTGCTATAGAAAGACATGGTATACCTAAAGAACATGCTACTTATTATACATGGAATCTGCTTGATCCCTCAGATTATGGAGGTAAAGAAAACATGGCTGAATGTTCTATAGAGAGTGGTTATGGAAGCGTAGCTTTTAAAGCTAGTTTTGAACCTTTTAGTGAAGAACAGGTTGGTTTTGAATATATCGATGATACGATAGATTATGTGAATGGTAATCCGTATATGATAGCTGGAAGGAAAGTATACATTTTATCTACTAATTCTTTTTAAAATGACGAATAAATTTCTTTGGTTATTAATAGGAATAGTAGTAGGTATTTTACTTACTACTTATTCTGTTTATATAGGACCACAAAATACTACTTTTAAACAAACGATTGATAGCTTAAATCATGTTATTGATTCTAATAAGAACATTGCTGAAGCTCAAAATGTTAAAATAATAAAATTAGCTAAACAAGATTTAATGTTAGCTGAGCAAGTAACAACACTAACTAAAGAAAGAAATAAAGCTAGAGCTGAAGCAAATAAAAAAGCTGATAACCCTAATCTATCTAATTCAGATACATTACATAAGTTTTTTGTAGATAGATACCCAACAGAAGATAAAACAACATTTTCTTTACCTAAAGAGTCAGCAATAAGTGCGGCTCGCGATTTAATTTATTGTGATGGTGATAGAAACGAGCTATTATATGCTAATAGTATTAATGATGTATTAAACCAAAGAATAGCTACTAAAGATAGTACTATATATTCATATCAAATAAAAGATACAGCACAACAAACGATAATATCAGCACAAGATATTAAGTACAATACATTAAATAAAGAATATACTAAAGTAAATAGACAAAATAAAGCTTTAAAATTATATACTAAAGCTGTTTCTACTATTGCCACTATTTTAGCTGTAATACTTGTAGTAAAATAAGTATTTTATTTGAAATAATAAACCTTATATATTTATATACAACACATTGTGTAGTATATGAGTAATCAACAACAAATTAAGGAGATCATAAAGCAAGAGTATATTAAGTGTGCAACTGATCCAATCCATTTTTTTCGTAAATATTGTTATATAACCCATCCTGTAAAGGGACGAGTACTATTTCATTTATATCCATTTCAGGCTGATACATTACAAGAAATTAGAGATAATCGCTTTAGTATTATAAATAAATCTCGTCAGTTAGGTATATCAACTCTAGTAGCTGGTTACTCATTATGGACTATGTTATTCCATAAAGATAAAACAGTATTGTGTATAGCAACTAAACAAGAAACCGCTAAAGGTATGGTTGAAAAAGTACAGTTCATGTACAACAATCTCCCTAGCTGGTTAAAAGGTAATCAAAAACCTATTTCCGATAACAAATTATCACTTAAATTAGCTAATAACTCCCAAATAGTAGCTACATCAGCAGCATCAGATGCTGGTCGATCGTACGCAGTATCTTTACTAATAGTGGATGAGGCTGCCTTTATTGAGGGTATCGATAAAATATACACGAGTATTAAACCTACAATTGCTACTGGTGGTGGTATTATAGCTTTATCTTCACCTAATGGTGTAGGTAATTGGTTTCATAAAATGTATACCGAAGCTGAAATAGGTAAAAATGATTTTAAAGCAGTTAGATTACCATGGGATTTACACCCAGACCGTGTAGCTCCAATAGATGAAGGATGGGAACAACGTGAACGAGCCAATATGTCACCTCGTGAATTTGCTCAGGAATATGATTGCGACTTTTTAGGCTCAGGTAATACTGTAGTAGATTCAGATGTATTATCATTTTATGAACAAACATACATCCAAGAACCTATAGAAAAAAGATTAATGGGTGGTGATTTATGGATATGGCAATATCCGGATTACTCTAAAAGTTATTTAGTATCCGCAGACGTTGCTCGTGGTGATGGTATGGATTATTCTACGTTCCACGTTATTGATTTAGAAAATTGTGAGCAAGTAGCTGAATATAAGTCACAAGTTAGTACTCGTGAGTTTGGTCATGTATTGGTAGCTATAGCTAGTGAATATAATAACGCATTACTAGTTGTAGAAAACGCTAATATAGGTTGGGATGTTGTAAATACAGTTATAGAGCGAGGTTATGCTAATTTATATTATTCACCTAAATCATATGGTGAAATGAATGTAGATAAATGGATGGCTAAGATGGAAAGTGATAATACTGTTCCTGGCTTTACTAACTCTACTCGTACAAGACCACTTGTTATCTCAAAGACAGAGACGTATATTAGAGAAAGAACGTTTACGTTCCACTCAAAACGATTATTAGAAGAATTACGTGTATTCATTTGGCAAAATGGTAAAGCACAAGCTCAAAATGGATATAATGATGATTTGGTAATGGCATTGGGAATTGGATTATTTGTTCGTGATACTGGGTTAAAATTTAGTGCGCAGGGTTTAGATTTAACTAGAGCTGCTGTAATGAATATCAGCAATACTAGAACCCCAAGTATGTATACTAACTTACCACATGATTTTCAAAACCCATATCAAATAGATAACGGAGCTGGAGGTATAGAAGATATTAGCTGGTTACTCGGTTAACATATTTATTAACATATTAATATAAAAAAATGGCAGAAAATAATATAAACAATGTTGGATTATTTGGACAATTAAAACGTCTATTTAGTACCGATGTTGTTATCAGAAACGTAGGAGGTAATCAACTAAAAACTATTGATGTTGATCGTATTCAAGCCTACGGAAATATAAAGACTAATGCATTAATAGATAGATTTACTAAACTCCATAGATACGGGGCTAATATGCCGTATAATCCTACTATGAACTATCAAACACTTCGTATCCAGTTATATACTGACTATGAAGCTATGGATACAGAATCTATCATTGCATCTGCACTGGATATTGTAGCTGATGAGGCTACAATAAAAAATGAAACAGGTGAAATACTACAGATTAGAAGTGCAGATGACAATATTCAACGTATACTATATAATTTATTTTATGACATATTAAATGTCGAATTTAACTTATGGGTATGGATACGTAATATGAGTAAATATGGTGATTTTTATTTACATTTAGAAATCGCTGAAAAATTTGGAATATACAGCGTAACGCCATTATCAGTTTATGATATGGTACGTGAAGAAGGTACTGATCCTGAAAATCCTAACTACGTTTGTTTTAAAATAGATCCAATGGTTATTGCCGCTGGTGGTCTTAACTCACGTGTTAAAGATAGGGATGGTAAAATTAAATTTGAAAATTATGAGGTTGCTCACTTCCGCTTAATAGCAGACGCTAACTATTTACCTTATGGTAGATCATACATTGAACCCGCTCGTAAAACCTATAAACAATATGTGTTAATGAAAGATGCGATGTTATTACATCGTATTAGCCGCGCTCCCGAAAAACGTATATTTTATGTTGATATTGGAAATATGCCGCCTAATGAGGTTGATGGGTACATGGAGCGTTTGAAACAAAAAATGAAAAAAACTCCTTATATTAACCAGGATACAGGTGAATATAACTTAAAGTACAACATGATGAATCTCATGGAGGATTTCTATATACCTCAACGTGGTCCTAATTCAAATACTAAAATTGATACCATTAAAGGTTTAGAATATAACGCTATTGAGGACGTAAATTTCTTACGTGATGAGATGTTAGCGGCACTTAAAGTACCTAAAGCGTTTTTTGGATTTGAAAAAGATTTAACAGGTAAAGCTACGTTAGCGGCCGAAGATATACGCTTTGCTCGCACAGTAGAGCGCATACAACGCATTGTTCTATCGGAGTTATATAAGATAGCGCTCGTGCACTTATATGTGCAAGGATACGATGGAGAATCGCTAGCTAATTTTGAATTATCACTAACTACTCCATCGATTATATACGAACAGGAAAAAGTAGCATTGTGGAAAGAGAAAGTGTCATTAGCTAAAGATTTACTAGACACTAATTTAATATCGTCAGATTGGATATATGATAATATATTTAAATTCTCAGAAGACGAATATGACGAATTACGTGACTTAGTAATGGAAGATAAAAAACGTTTATTCCGTTTAGGTCAAATTGAAAATGAGGGTAATGATCCTGCTAAATCAGGTCAATCATACGGTACACCACATGATCTAGCAGCATTATATGGTCGCGGTAGAACAGGAATGGAAGCACAACAGAATCTTCCTGGTGGGTATGATGAGAAAGCTCCTATAGGACGTCCTAAAGAAAGAACATCTATCATAAACACACAGAAAGATCCATTAGGTAAAGATAGATTGGGTAGAAAAGGTATGAAAACCTTATATACCGCTAATCTACCAAGTGGTGAGATGGCTGACGGTACTCCTAAAGGCGGTTCACCATTAGCTCTAACTGAATTTATACGAAATAAACCATTATTAGATTCATTAAAAAAAGACATGGTATTTAAATCGGATAGCTCCAATTTATTATCGGAAGAAAATATTAAGGACATATAATTATTATATATTTATAGATAGTGCACCACTTTTATGAGAATCAAACATTCTAAATTTAAAAATACAGGTATATTATTCGAGCTTTTGGTTAGACAAATAGCATCAGATACTGTGTCTAATCAAGACTCAGCCGCTATTAATTTAGTTAAAAAATATTTTAACAAAACTGAATTAGCTAAAGAATATAAAATATATCAAGTATTAACTAGCTCTAATACGCTTAGTGAAGCTAAAGCTGAAACATTTATCAATGCTACCTTAGGTGCATCGTCACGTTTAAATAAATCTATTTTACGTAAGGAAAAATATAATTTAATTAAAGATATTCGTGAGCATTATAACATTGAAGAATTTTTTAAATCTAAAATTAATCATTATACCGAATACGCTGCTATCTATAATTTAATAGAAGCTCATAATTCATCTGAATTTATTGAGCCCACTCAGATTATAGATAATAAAGTAACTTTACTGGAACATATTACCCGTAAAGAAATAGACAAAGACAGTGTAAAAGATCGTATTCTTGAAGAATATGCTGGTATGGATAAAGGTACTCGTTTAATAGCGTACCGTGTGTTACTAGAAAGATTTAATAAAAAATATTCTACATTAGACGCTAGACAAAGAAATGTATTAAAAGAATACATCAATAATATTTCTAATACAACCGTATTAAAAGAATTTGTAAATAATCAAT